GTGGTGTACCAGCAGCACCCCTCCTGGCCGCTCGGACACGCATCCCACCGCCGCACCTGCGACCTCCTCCTCCAAGGCATCCTCGACCACCACCCCGACGCCACCCATGTGCTGCTGACCGAAGACGACATCGACCTGCACCCNGACCTNCCTGNCGTGCTGCCTATGGCNATGAGCTGCGACGTGGNGGCGCTNATGGTCAACGGCACAAGGTTCTACCCGCCGTGGGTCAAGGACCTCCTGGCCCGCGGGGAGCGGCTGCCCCGCGCGGTCGTGCCCATCGAAGACCAGGCGGCGTGGTGGGGNACCCAAGCCGTCCTCNTGACCCGCCGCGTCGTCGAGCAGGTCCTGGCCTGGAAGTCTGACGGTGCTGGGTGGGACATCCACCTCCGCAACTGGACCCTGCACACCGGCACGAAGATCCACACCCTGATCCCCAACCCCGTCCAGCACCGCGGCGTGCCCTCCCTCGCGTCCAAACGCGGCGGCGGCCTGGGCCGGTCCGCTACCTACAATTGGCCCATCGAAGGAGAGCACCTGTGAGTCATCAGCAAGAGGCGCTTGCTCCCGCCGCGCTGCCCCCGCCCCTCGGCGATCGTGACGTCACCCCGCTGACTGTGCTGCAGACCGCCCGTAAAGAGTGGCAGGCCAGGAAGANGGCGTGGGTTGCGGCTGGTCTTGTTGGTGAGGAGGGCCGTGACCACGTCACCGTCTGGCCCACCATCACCCGTGAGGAGGGGATTCGCTGGCAGCGGCTCGTGTCCGTGTTTGACCCGCACCTGACGGACCTGCACTACCGCTGGTACTGTCCGCCGGGCGGCAGAATCTTGGACCCGTTCGCTGGAGGTGCGACACGTGGCCTGGTCGCCGCAGCCCGCGGCTACCACTACACCGGTATCGACCTGTCCGGGCGGCAGGTGGAGGCGAACCGCGCCCAGTATGTGGCGTGGCAGGACCGCGGCCTGATCACTGGCAGCGCCGAGTGGATCACTGGGCCTGCGCAGGACGTTCTCCCCGGCCTGGATGGCGGGTTCGACTACGTGTTCACCTGCCCGCCCTACCACAACCTGGAACGCTACTCGGATGACCCGGCCGACCTGTCCGCGATGGGCTGGGAGGAGTTCCTCGTCGTGCTCGGCGGTATCGTCGCCGCCGCACTCGATCTGCTCGCCCCTGACCGGTTCGCGACCTGGGTCGTCGGCGACCTCAGAGACAACCACGGCTATCTGCGGCGCCTGCCCGCCCGCGTCGACACCATGCACGAGGCCGCAGGCGCGCGGCTGGTCAACGACACGGTGATCGCCTCACCCTTGGGAGGCAAGTACGGCGTGATCTGGAGGTCCTGGACCCCCACCCGATCGGCTACCCGTATCCACTCCCACGCCCACACCTACGTCAAGGGCGACCGTCGGCGTGCCACGGCCGCTGTGGGGGGAGACTCGTGACGACACCGCTGCCTGAGCCCGTCCCAGACACGACCACCCCGGAACTGGACGCGCTCGAAACCGAAACCCGCACCCTGATCGACCGTCATCTTGATGACGTCCGCGACGTCGCTGCCACCACGGTGGCCAGCCCTGTCGAGGTGACCCGCCGCAACAGCAGACTGGTGGACCGGCTGCGGCAGGCGCGTGCGGCGATCATAGACACGGCAATGGGAGCGGTGCGGCGTGCTGTGCCGTTGGGGGCTCGGGATGCGGCCCGGGAAGCACCACCGCCAGCAGGCACCGAGGTGCGGTATGTGCCCGATGATGTGGACGTGCACCGGGCCACCGACGACATTGACCTGCGCAATGACGTGAGCTTCATCATCAGCTCCCAGGGGTTGCGTGTGGAGATCAACCCGCCTGGGCGGCGGCGTGAAGAAGCCCTCGAGGTGGTGGAGCAGACACTGGCCCGGATCCACAACGTGACTACGACAGGGATTCACCGGGCCTATAACCGGGGACGGCAGTGGTATGCCGCTCTGTTCGCCTATGACCTGAAATGGTTCACCAGGGTTGATGAGCGCACGTGTCCGCGTTGCCGTCCTATGCACGGCAGGGTGATCGCGTCCAAAGAGCGGTTCAGTCTGCGGGAGCCTGATTGGGAGGGGTTTGACGGGCTGCCGCCGCTGCATTTCCGGTGCCGCTGCTACACGGAGGTAGTGCGTCGCCGCCTGTTTGGAGGGGAGGGGTGACCAGTAGTGACACACTCACATCGCAGCAAACACAGTGGGCGGTACGAGCGGACGCTGGCGTCAGCAGAACGGGATGCTCAGGCTGCTCGGCTGCGCGCCCAGCACTGGACGTATCAGCAGATCGCAGATGAGCTCGGCTACCCGGACAAAAGCGTAGCGTACCGGGCTGTGCAGCGCGCGTTGAAGGCCGCGATCAGGGAACCGGGTGAGGAACTGCTCGCATTGGAGTTGGAGCGGTTGGACCGGTTGGCGCGCGCCGCTGAGGAAGTGTTGGAGGCCCACCACGTCAAAGTGGCGGGCGGGGAGATCGTGTATGACGAGGCTGGGCAGCCGCTAGAAGACACCAAGCCCGTGCTGGAGGCGATCGACCGGTTGCTGAAGATCCAGGAGCGGCGCGCGCGCCTGTTGGGTTTGGATGCTCCGGTGAAGCAGCAGATCACGGGCAAGGTCGCCACCTATCGGGTGGAGGGCGTGGATTTGGATGCGCTCCGCTGAGCTGGTGCACACCTATCGGCCGCGTGGGACTGCGGTGCAGGTGATGGAGGCCCGCGAGGATGAGGTGTTGGTCTGCGGCCCCGCTGGTACGGGAAAGTCCCGCGTGTGTTTGGAGAAGCTGCACCTGGTTGCCCTGTTGAACCCGGGGATGCGCGGGTTGATCGTCCGTAAAACCTCGGTGTCGCTGGGGTCGACGACGTTGGTGACGTGGCGCGAGCAGGTCATCAAGGAAGCCCTGGCCACGGGCACGGTGCACTTTTATGGCGGCTCCCCCCAGGAGGCTGCCTCTTACCGGTACGACAACGGCTCAGTGATCGTCGTCGGCGGAATGGACAAGGCCACGAAGATCATGTCGAGCGAGTACGACCTGGTGTTCGCCGATGAGGCTACTGAGCTCACTCTCAACGACTGGGAGGCGATCACTTCTCGGTTGCGGCACGGCCGGTTGAGCTTCCAGCAGTTGTTGGCCGCATGTAACCCGGACGCGCCTACCCACTGGTTGAAGCAGCGCTGTGATAAGGGGCTGACCCGGCTGATCAACAGTCGGCATGAGGACAACCCTGTCTACTACAACTCTGATGGGACGCTCACGGAGCGGGGCCGCGACTATATTGGCAAACTGGACCGGCTNACCGGGGTGCGGCATGCCAGGTTGCGGCTTGGTTTGTGGGCTGCGGCTGAGGGCATGGTCTACGACCAGTTCCAGGANGCCGTGCACGTCGTCGACCCGTTTTCGATTCCTGAGCATTGGCCCCGCTACCTGAGCGTGGACTTCGGGTTCACCAACCCGTTCGTTGCCCAGTGGTGGGCTGAGGACGAGGATGGGCGTCTCTACCTGTACCGGGAGATCTACCGGACTCGGCGCACTGTTGACCAGCATGCCCGTGACATTCTCGACCAGGTCACCACACCGGATGGCCGCTGGTTGGAGCCCCGCCCGACCGCGGTCGTGTGTGATCATGACGCTGAGGGGCGTGCCGTGTTGGAGCGTGAACTCGGCATGGAAACCACGCCCGCGCACAAGAGCGTGCTTGATGGGATTCAGGCAGTGCAGGCCCGGCTGCGGGTAGCCGAGGACGGTAAACCCCGCCTGTTTTTCGTGCGGGGTGCGCTGGTGGAGCGCGACCCAGAGCTGGAGGGGGCGCGGCGTCCCACCTGCACGGTGGAGGAGATCCCTGGCTACATTTGGTCACGCTCCCGGGATGGCAGGGAAAAAGACCAGCCGGTCAAGGACGATGACCACGGCATGGATGCGATGCGGTACATGGTGGCGCACCGTGACCTCGCCGAGCAGCGGGAGGTCATCGCGGTAGCCGGGTTTAACTGGTAGTCACCTCTGTGGTGTCGTCATCTTCGGTGGGGGCGGTGACGTCGGTGAGCGGCACCAGTGTCGGGGTTTCTACCGGGGTGACGCTGGTGGGTTGCTGTTCGGCTGCCATAGCGCGCCATTCGGCCACGGTTGCATCCGAGAACGGGGTCTCCTGCCACAGCGCCTCCTCGGGGACGCCGAGTTTCTCGGCGAGCAGGCCGAGCAGCTCTACGAACTGGACGGCGCGCGCATCAATCAGACGCTTCCACCGCACCCGGGCGGCCGGGTCAACGGGGATGCCGAGCAGGGTGCCGGCCTGGCCGAGCAGCTGTTCGTGTGACTCGCCGATCATGACTTTGCGTTCAGCGACTTTGCGGGCTGTGGATTCGCGTACCTCCACCAGGCTGGCTGCGGCCAGGTTGGACAGGGTGCCGAGCAGTTCGTGGGTGGGGGTTTGGGAGATGGCTGCGGCGAACCGGGCAGCGGATTCACGCGCGGCAATAAACCCGTCCAGCTGGGTCTGCGACAGCTCTTCCACAGCGAAGTCGCTGGGGTGCGCGTTGATAGCGAGCAGCGTCGACGCCGACGATTTCAGCTGCTTCTCCACTGACTCCATCATCTTGCCGATGAGGATCTTGCGGCCGTGCGCGCCGTAGTGCTGGGCGACCAACAGGTGCAGGGTGCACAGGTTGATCTGGTCTTGCAGGGTCATGTTCGGCTCGATGTCGCCCTGCACGGGGTCGTCGAGGTCTTCGTCAGCGAGGTAGCGGACTACTGGGCACACGTCTTGTTCGTGTTCGGTAAATCCGACCTGTTCGAACACGATTGTGGTTTTGCTGGGGCGGCGCACGGGTTTGTCGAGCCTACGCAGCTCGTAGACGC